GCCTGCTGGAAGAACCTGCGCATCGCTGGTCGCATCATCGCAAACGATGGCAAGACCATCACGGCACAAGGCGTATGCCATGACCTAGAGAGCAACGTTGCATACTCTACCGAAGTAAAGCGAAGCATTCTGACCTCGAAGGGCTACACCTACTCGCAGGATATGCAGGTGGTGGTTGGCAATGCGGCAGTTGCCATTGCTCAACGTAACGCAATCTGCAAGGTCGTGCCGCAAGTATTGATTGCAAACGTGGTGAAGGAAGTGCAGGAAAAAGCACTCGAGCACATCAAGAAGGCTGGCGTGCCGAGCCAGTGGAAGAGCTGTGTAGCCTGCTTCCAAGTGTACCAGGTGACAGACCTTATGCTGCTTGACTACATCGGGAAGAAATCAGCCGAGGAAGTCACGGCAGAGGACATTCAAAAGCTGGCTGGTGTGTACAACGCCATCAAAGAAGGTACGACCACAGTAGAGGAGACCTTCAAGAAGCCAAAGCAGCAGGATGCCATCGCACAGCAGGCGCAGGCAGCAGCCGAGAGCGCACAGAAGAAGGCAGAGAAGGCAATGAGCCGCAGCCAAGGCAAGACTGGCACAGAAGCGAAAAAGTAGTTTAGTTTATAATGTTATAGCGTTTCCCAATTAGCCGCAGGGCAACCTTCAGGGTGGAAACCTGACCAGATTATAGGGAACCTGCGGCAACTTTTAAACATTCAGTAAAAATTATGGCAGAAAAAGAAAACAAACAGAAACACAAGAGCACTATCGACAAGTACTTCAGCAGAACCGCAGATGGTTTCAAGGCATGGGCAGAGGAAGACGAGGAAGAAAGAAACTATATGCAGATTGCATCTGAGACGACTGGAGATGCAGATGAAGACGGAAACCAAGGATTCGATTTTCATATTGCTTACCACGGTAAAACCGCTTACCTCGCAGATGGAATTGCTCAAGCAATGCAAAGGGATAAATTCCTTCGCACGATCGTTATTACAGCAGCTAGAAAATTCTTTTTTGATAAATAAAAACACAGACAATGAAACAGATAATCAAATACAAAAGCAGAGAGGAGTGGTTGCAGAACCGCTCTAAGGGAATAGGCGCATCAGAGGCAGGTACAGTACTGGGACTGAACCCATGGGAAACACCATACCAGTTGTGGAGACGCAAGAAGGGTATCGACCCACCAAAGGTTGAGAACTTTGCGATGGTTGCAGGACATCTGCTGGAGGATGCCGTGGCACAGTTCTTCAAGCGAGAGAGCCACTGCCACATCATCAAGGCATCGACTGACGACTACACCATCACGAACACCGATACACCATATCTGCGTGTATCTCCTGACCGCACCTTCTGGAGAACCGGGGCAACACACAACGAAGCGAGCAAGAGCATCCTCGAGTGCAAGACCACGCAGATGCAGATAGATGCAGACGACCTTCCGAAGCATTGGTTCTGCCAGCTACAGATGAACCTCGGAGTGGGCGAATACAAGGATGGAGCACTTGCCTGGCTGACAGCAGGCAGGGAGTTCGGCTACCGTGACATCGACTTCGACCCCGAATTTTTCGGATGGATGAGGGACGAGATAACCAAGTTCTGGCTTGACTACATCGTGGGCAACCAAGAGCCACCTGCATACAGCGCACAAGACGTTCTCCTGAAGTCGCCACTGCACAAGGCAGGAAAGGAGATTGAAGCCACAGCCGAAATCGGGGATATGCTCATCGAGTTGAAGGATATCAAGGAGAAGAGCAAGACACTGGAGAACCGACAGAAGGAAATCGAGGACAACTTGAAGCTGTTCTTTGGTGACGCTGAAAGCATCGTTGACGGAAACGGCAAGACGCTGGCAACGTGGAAAGCACCGAAGGCAAGCGAGAAGTTCGATGCCAAGGCTTTTCAGGCAGACCATCCTAAAGCGTGCGCCAAGTACATCAAGCAGGTGCAAGGCGCAAGAAGATTGCTCATTAAGTAAAGGCAGGGCTTATGGCTAGCGTTCCTATATCAAAAACCGACCTAAGGAATATAATTTCCCAACTGGAGAATTATATTTCCCTAGGTGGGAAAGTGACAGCACCGACCGACACAAGCCAGCGGAACAAAATCCGAATGGCTACAGTGTTAAAACGGAAGCTGGAAAAGAAACTATCATTATCAGAATAAAACATCATGAGTGATTCATTTATCTTATACACATCAGACTATCAATTAATCGAGGGGCTGACGGACGAGCAACTCGGGCAACTGACCCGGGCACTCTTCATATACGCAAGGGATGGCGAGGTTATAAATCTCGAGCCAGTCGTGCGCATGGCTTTTGCTTTTATCAAAGACAAGATAGACCGAAACCAAGGTAAGTACCAAGCACGATGCGAGAAGAACCGACAAATTGCCCTGGAGCGAGAAGCACGAAAGCGAGAAGCACGAAAGAGCACGAAAGAGCACGAACGTGCACAATCGTGTACGAACGTAAACGAGCGTTTACGAAAGAGCACGAAAGAGCACGTTCTGCACCTAAGTGATAGTGATAGTGATAGTGATGTTTCTAAAGAAACAAATATATTAGAACCTTCTAAAGAAGCTTCTATGCAAAGTTTTTCCGGGAAAAACGTTTGCGCTGCAGAAGAACCGCAAAAAAGTTCTGAGAAAAAGAAATCCAAGAAAGGCGAAATCGACTACGCAGCCATCAAGGACTACTGGAACGAGCAGCACGACAAGACCAACAGCGCAATGCGAAGGCTTACGCTGATGACGGACAACCGCAAGGAGGCAATCAGAGGAAGGCTCAAGGACTGCAAGGGAGATATTTCCAAGATTTACCTAGCCATCGACAAGGCTATGGCTAGCGACTATCTGAACGCAGGGCATTCCTGGGCATCATACGACTGGGTAATGACAAGGAAGTATTTCCCGAAGGTGCTGGAGGGCAACTACGACAACACCAAGCCAGCCGCAAGCCAGCAGCCGCAATCGGCAGCAGCCAAGGCGCAGGATCCTGCGGCAACGGCAAGACCGAGCATCGGGGAACTATACGAGCAAGCCAAGCACCAGCAGCCAGCGAGCCAGCAGAGCCAAGACAGCAAGTTCCGGTGGGTAATCCAGCAGAACCTCGAAGATTTGAAGAAGAACCCAAGCAACAAGCCTGCAAAGGATTCGCTGACAAGATACTACGAACGTGGAGTTCTGCAGCGGCTGGGCATCGACTGGAAGCCCGAAAAATAACGGATGAGGGCAAAATCAGCCGCTCTGGGACGTTTTCACGCTTCGGGCGGTAAATTATAAGCAAACAGATTTTAAACGCTTAAAACAAAAGAATTATGGCAAAAGAAGTAATTGTAATTAATGAACCGGACGAAATAGCCAAGGATTTCGAGGAAGGTACGCTTCTGAATGTAGAAGGCAAGGTTCTCAGAGTTAAGAATGATACTCGTAATGAAAGTGGCTGCAATGTGTGTGCCCTTGATGCCGAGGCACTGGGCGAGTATTGTGCTTGCGCATTTTGCGGTGATTGTCACTTTATAGAGATTGAAAGCCATGAATGAGTTATTTTTCCACGAATGCAGAGCCGCAGGGCTCGTATTCAAGACTTCGAACGATTGGTTCAAGTGGCTGACCGATAACAGCTACGACATCAAGAAGCCGGTCGCAGAGCACGAAGGCTTCAAGTACAACATCTACGATGTTTGCATCAATCCGCACGTAATCGAGTATGCCGCAGAGGGTGCAGACAACTGGGGATGGAAGGTAATGACCGCCAATACACAGTTCGGCTGGATATGGGGCTACAGCATTCAGAAGGGAAAGCACGGATATGACAGTCCGGTAGCCTACCCGAGTAGATATGATGAGCTCGGCATCTTCTACGGTAATGAGAAAGAAGCGGAGCACGATGCCCTGACCTGCATCATCAGAGACCTCGAGAAGAATGCTGGAACCAAGAACACCAACCTCCTTCTTTGGGCAGCTAAGAAGAAGCGAGCAGACATCATTCATCCACAGCAGGAACTTTTTAAATAGCGGAAAATATGAAAAAGATAGAAATCATAACAGACGAACACCGACATCACGTATATGTTGGCAACACCGATTTCTGGCTCGATACCAAGGAACTGCTGGAACTTTATTTTAAACTCGGACGAGTGAAGTTATAAACAACAATAAAAAACATTCAGACAATGGAACAGAAAGATATTGATATTTACGAGATACTCAAAAATGAAGAGTACGGTACAGAGTTGTACACGCCAAAATGTGGAAATGTTTGGCATAGTGGAATGGCAAACGACAAGGACAGTGCGAAAGCAATCTGGACTGAGGACGGAGCTGGAAGAGAACACTTTTTCGACAAGAACGGAAAAATCTATAAAGAAGGAGAAATTCTGCTCTTCCCTTCGAAACAAATGAGAGACTGGAGCAAGTTCTTCAAGAAGGGAGACGTGCTGGAGTATGTAGGCGACAAGAAATTACAAGGAACCTGCACATTCGAAAAATACGAGGATGAGACGAAGACACGCTTTTTCGGAAGATTCGTCAAGGAGAAAGAAGTACTTAACCCAAACCTTTCTTCGAATTTCCGAACAGTCGATTGGGTCAAGAAATATGACCCAACTGGATATATCCGATTCGTTGAAGAGCGGCTCGGTGGCAAGTTGAACCGTAAAACCCTGGAGATTGAGAAGACTCAGCCAGCGAAACCTACGTTTGAAGTCGGCAAACTCTACGTTTTCAACGAGGATGATGAGGACGGAGAGTTGACAATCATCGGAGAGCTCATTGCCAAGAACGAAAGCGAAGACACGCTGACATTCGGCAACCAGTACGAAATCGAGAACGAGAAGTTCGTGACCGACCAGACCTTCGACCTGCGTATCAGCGTTAACAAGGAACTGCGAGAAGCGACAGAGGGCGAAGTCGAACTGTTCAACAAACATTACGACATCTGGAAGAATGGGAAGGAAGAGAGGGAGCAGCCAGCCTTCAAGACCTTCGACAAGGTGCTGGTAAGGGATGGAGGAGAATACGAGTGGCTTCCAGCGTTGTTTGTTCGTGACCGTGGAGAGGGAGCGAATTACAGATATAAAGTCTTGTCTTTACGCAGCGGAAAGCCAGCGGAATTCGCCTGCTGTATCCCATACGAGGGAAATGAGAACATCATATTCACTGACCACAACATCGATAACCTGCCATTCTAGGACGTATGGCGAGTGAATTATGCAAGGCTTGCGATGCCGGGCGAAACTGCATAAATGGCATATACTGCCCGGCACGCAAGCAATATGTAGAACATCAGGTAATACTTGAATGCAATGAGCGACTTCGTAACAAGGGAGAAGAACAGAACGTACTACCAGGAACACCGGGAACAGATTCTCAGAGCCACGAAGGAATGGCGAAAGAGAAACCGGGAAAAATACCGGGCGTATCAGAAAGAGTACTGGAGTAAGCATTACCGGAACTACGGTACGAAGAACCGGGTAGCCGACAGAGCGATGCGTGAGAGGAAGAAGCCGGACGTAGAGAAGGCTCTATCCATGTTCAAGAATCCGCAGCAGGCAGCGCATCTGGCATGGCTGCTCGAAAATAAAAAGAATAATCGGTCGTGAGTTCAATAATAGAGTTTTTAACCAGCGAGGACAGAAGGGGATGGCTCCCTATCAGAACAAATAACTTATAACATCTTGAAATTACGATATGAGAGCCGGAAACGCATCTCCCGAAGTCTGACAGCAAACAAAGAAAGCGAGGTGGTACATGAAGAAGTAAGAAAAAGAAATCGTTAGAAAATTATGCTTTTATTCATTCGGCTGGCGGTGGAAGAAGGAAGAACCCTGCAAAAAAATCATTCATTAAGTTATTCATTTATTTTGCAAGCGCAGGCACAACTTCCGGAATCCCTGCCAGCTTTCTCTATCGCAACCGAAAAGAAGGGAAAGAAAGGGGTAGGGGAAAGATAGGGATAATAACGCATGTGTGCACGTATATGCGCACGTAAAGGGTGTTGGATAATAAACTACACCAGCAAAACAAGATAAACGCTTATGCGTGAAATTTAAACGAAATAATTACTTTAAAGAAAAAATGGAAAAAGGAACAGTTATAATCGGAATCGACCCCGACAATCAGGAAAGCGGAGTTGGAGCAGTCTTTGACGACAAGAAGTTTCTCGCCTATAAAATGAATTTTCCTTCATTGATAGATTACCTCAAGGCTATGAACGAGAGTTGCAAAAAGATTAAGGTCGTTATTGAAGGCGGCTGGCTCAACAAAAGCAACTGGCATGTGCTTAATCGGTTCATGACAGCAGTCAAGGCAGCAGCTATCGGACGATCCACCGGAATGAACCATCAGACCGGAATTCTCATCGTTGAGTGCTGCAAACACTACAATATCCCCTGCGAAATCGTCAAGCCATTAAAGAAGTGCTGGAAGGGTAAAGACGGAAAAATTACCCAAGACGAACTTGCTTATTTTGTAAGCGCAGGACAAAAGATGCCGAGAATGAACCAAGACCAGAGAGACGCACTTCTCCTCGCATGGGTCTGTGCAGGATACAAGGTCAGAGTGAAGCCTAAGAAACCGCAGACAACCCTGCAGAAGACCATCAGAGCCTTTGATGGATAAGATAAAAGCGAAGTGTTGGAAAAAGTTAAAAGTGTGCAAAGAACAAACAACTAAAGCAAAAAAGTCGTATCTTTGCGCCAGTGTTTATCAGATAAGCATGAATTTCGAACTTAAAACAAGAAGAAAATGGAAACAGAAGAAATCGCACTATCGAGGGTCAGCGAGAACGAGGCGAACCCTCGAACCATAACTGAGGCGAGTTTTCAAAAGCTGGTCAAGAGCATCCTCGTCTTCCCTAAGATGCTCCAGCTTCGCCCTATAGTCGTAGATGAAACATACAAGGCACTGGGTGGCAATATGAGAACGAGGGCACTCTGCCACATCGTAAGCATGACACCCGAAGCCATCATGGACGTTCTCGACACAGACCAGCGGCTGACCGATTCAGAGAAGCGGTTAATCGCCTACTACTGGAGCCTGTGGAAGGAGCAGCCGACTGCAACCATCGTCAAGGCATCAGACCTGACGGAAGCACAGAAAAAAGAGTTCATCATCAAGGATAATGCAGGCTTCGGAGACTGGGACACCGATGCACTGGCGAACCAGTGGAATACCGACCTCTTGAAGGACTGGGGTATTCAAGACTGGCAGCTGCAAGGGTGGATGAGTCCTGATTCCTTAAAAAATGGAGAGCAGGCAGACGAGGATCAGAAGGAGGCAAAGGACGATGAGTTCGATGAGGAGACAGAGAAAATCCCACAGCGGTGCAAGGAATGCGAACTGTGGCAACTCGGAAAACATCGCCTTATGTGTGGTGACTCCACGGATGCAGAGCAGGTCAAGTTCCTTATGGGGGGGCAAGTGGTTAATCTGTATCTTACAGACCCACCGTATAATGTGGCTTACGGTTATGATGGCACAGCAACAGAAGGACATCGCAAGGATGGACTGGTCGTCTTAAATGACAAGATGGACAACGATAAATTCGAGGAATTCTTGACAAACGCATTTAACGCTGCCAATGCTAATATGGAAAAAGGTGCTTCGTTTTATATATTCCACAGCGATGGCTACTCATATTGGTTTCTGAAAGCCCTTATCAATACGGTAGACCTGGAGCTGCGAGAGAATTTGGTATGGGTAAAGAACTCCATGGTATTAGGAAGGCAAGACTATCAATGGAGACATGAACCTTGCTTGTATGGATGGAAGAAGGGAGCAAGCCACAATTGGTTTAGCGACCGAAAGCAGACGACCGTTATGGAGTTTGACCGACCGACAAAGAGTGTTGAACATCCGACCATGAAGCCTATTCCACTTTTCGCATATCTTATTCAGAATTCATCGCAGGAAGGCTGGAATGTCTACGACAGCTTCGGTGGTAGCGGCACAACGCTTATCGCAGCCGAGCAGTTAAACCGCAATGCGTTCTTGATGGAACTCGACCCACATTATTGCGATGTTATCATTGCCAGATGGGAAAAGCTGACTGGCGAGAAAGCAGTCAAGATAGACGAATTTAAGAAGCAGGTCGAATAGTTGCGATGTGTCGGCTTTTCTCTTCAAGGTTGATAAACTACACCAGTTTGCAGAAAGAGCGGCACACACGCAAAATTCGCACAAAATAACTCCAAGGGAGCGGAAACGAAAAAGGCAGGAGATTAACCCCTGCCCATCGCTTTAATAATACATTGATTGATGAAGTCGCTGCGGTCTTTCTTATCGACCCCTGCCAAGATGTTAGCCACATCCTCGGTAGCACCGAAATAGAATGTTGCAGCGTATTTCTTCGTTCGCCCTGCACCCTTGCGAGCACCTCCCCAAGATTTGGAGGTAGTTTCATTCGTAGTACTCATAATGTTAAAAATTTGGTGATATGAAAATTAATTCGTAAATTTGCAAACGAAATCCCAAAGTGGGGTGGTGGTTCGAGCACCACCCCTTGGAATAATCAAAACCCTCAGAGCTCAATCGTGAAGGTTATTTTGATTTTCCAAATCCTAATCGAAATGTAAGTTCTCATAAGGCTTTGGGATTTCATTTTACTTTTCCCTCATCCTCGGAGGGTTTCAGTAAATAAGGACTCTTCCCTTATTACGTTTGCAAAGATACGAAATTTATTTGAAATATGCAAGTTTTTCAAGTAGAATTTTTATAAAAAATCAAATAAATTTCAAGGAATCAAAATATGCCACAAGGTAATAACAACAAGCATCGAGCGCAGAAAATAGACATCGAGAACCGCCTGCAGATTATCGCACCCCTATACCGCAGAGGGTGGACGGAGCGAGAAATCACGGCAGAGGTTCGCAAGCGGCTCGACAGACCGAAATACAATCAAGCGCACTGCGACATTCAGCGGTTATTGAAGGAGTGGAGGGAAGAGAGACTGACCGACACAGACGAAAAGATAACCAGCGAGGTGGCAAGGTTGAAGCTGGTGATACGTGAAGCGTGGGAAGCCTGGGAGAAATCCAAAGCGGACTATAACAGCAAGACACAGACACAAGTCGGACTGCCTAACAAGGATCCAGACACTGGGTTGGTAACAATGGATACCGTCAAGGCGATAATGTACGATGCCGAGAAGCGAGGATTCGGAGAACCACGCTACCTCGACATCATCATCAAGGCAGAGACGCAGATTTGCAAGCTGCTCGGACTGGATAAGGTCGTGCTCGACCTGAACGCAGGATTCCAAGGTGGCATCGAGGTACGCTACATAAACTCGGGACACCAGTGTGCATCCAGCGAGCAGGAAGTAATCGAGCGTGAGGGATTGGATAAAGAATAATTTAACCATAATTTTGTTTTAAGTTTTTATTGTTTGAAAGAATGGCACTATTTGACGTTATTGGTGAACTGTATGATCCGAATGCGGACGTGAAGCCAAGGTTTCTCGTAAACCAAGGAGGCACGTCCTCGGGGAAGACATACACCATCATGCAGCGTCTTATAGTGCTTTCTTTTGAACACCCCATGGCAATTATCACGGTGTGCGGTCAAGACCTCCCGAACTTGAAAGTGGGAGCCATGCGAGACCTCGACACCATCCTGCACTCAAGGGCAGAGTTGCTGGACTGGTTCAAGAACAACAAGAGCGACAGCAGCTACAGAGGTAAGAATGGCTCAATCATCGAGTTCAAGAGTTATCAAGATGCGCAGGATGCCAAGAACGGTAAGCGAGACTATCTGTTCGTGAACGAGGCGAACGGTGTGCCATACGAAGTATTTTGGCAGTTGGCTATCCGAACACGTAAGCAGGTGTTCATCGACTACAATCCAAGCGCAAGGTTTTGGGTACACAACAACATCATCGGCAGGGATGATTGCAGATTGATCCTGAGCGACCACCGAAACAACCGATTCCTGACTGAGGAGGAGCACAAAAAGATTGAAGAGATTGACGACCCCGAACTGTGGCGAGTGTACGCTAGAGGATTGACCGGAAAGATAACCGGGCTTATCTTCACTAATTGGGGCATCGTTGACAAGCTGCCACCAAGGGAGGAGTGGAAGATGGAATGCAGGGGTATGGACTTCGGATTCACCAACGACCCAACTGCGCTGGAGCACGTTATATTGGCGCACGGAGAGTTATGGGTGGACGAAGAAATCTACCAGCCTGGAATGACGAACGATGACATCGCAGACCGATGCAAGGAACAAGGACGGACGAAACGAGACCTTATCATTGCGGATTCGGCAGAGCCTAAGAGCATTCAGGAGATACACAACCGAGGGCTGTGGATAATCGGCAGCACCAAGGGAGCGGACAGTATCAACAACGGCATCGACATCTTGAAGCGTTTTCGCATCAACATAACAAGACGCAGCCACGGCATCATCGGGAACATGCAGCAATACAAGTGGAAGAAGTCAAGGGATGGAGAGACAACGAACCAGCCTATAGACGCATTTAACCACGGCATAGACGCAATACGATACGTAGCCCTTAAGAAGTTATCCGTAGCGAGCCATGGAACGGCTAGGGCGCACGTATTGAGGCAAAGATAACGACAAAAATATAAAGCGTATGGATAATAACACTACATTCAAGTACTGGCTGGCAGTGGCAAGGCACACCAGCTACAAAATCGGCAAGCAGCCACGACCAGCGTTCGTTGGAGGCAAACAAGTGCCCGACAATCTCAACCAGCTATCCATCGGGCAGCTGATAGACCTTTCCCAGCTATCAGACAGCGAAGAAAGTCTGTATCAGATAGTGACAACTGTCCTCGGTCTGAGCCACAAGGAAGTGGAGCAGGCTAGGGCGGTTGATGTCGTTATGCTCATCGGCTGGGTAACATCAGAGGTGGAGCGCATCAATAAACTATTCGAGAGCACAGACACAGCGAAGCCAACACGACTGGAGAAGGAGGCAGGCATCGATACCCTGCGGTTCGGACTGTTCGGCATGCTTGACTGGTATGCGGTAAGGATGGGCATCAGCGACCACGACCAAGTTCTGAAAACACCATGGCTTCGCATCTACAAGTGCATGGAAATGGACAACAAGAGAAGCGTGTACGAGCGAAACCTGCAGAAGTTGCAAGCGGAAGAAATGAAACGTAAATCTAGATAATTATGGCAACAATCAGAGAAACATTAAGGCAGTTGGCAGCAGACACGCTACCAGACTACACCTACCTATTCGAGGACTGGGACACAGCGGACACCAAGCTGGAGAAACTGAACTATCCGGCAATCGTCTGCATCATCCCAGCCAGCGGCACGACAGAGATACGAAACGGCAGGGTATACGACACCGTGAACGTTGCCCTGGCTTATCTCGACACCGTACCGAGGGCAGCGGATGGAGAAGACAACGGAGAGTGCATCGACCGAATGAAGGTGGCAGGGGCAAGGATGATACGAGCCATCAACCAGTCGCACCAGTTCGAACCGCTGGAAGGGCAGCAGTACTACGAGACCATCATCGAGCGGCTGAGCACGATCGTGTCGGGCGTAATGTACTCCCTGCAACTGACACAGAGCATAGGAGGGTGTGAGGTATGAGCAAGGGAGGTATTCAATTCGACCCCAAGGCGGCATCGATGATAATGAGGGAGGAAGTGGAGAGAGCACGGCAGCTTATCATCAACCACATTCGTATCAACGGACAGAACGCATCAGGGCGAACGATAGCGAGCCTAAAGGTGGAGCAGCCCAGCGAGGAAGAAACTATCCTCTGGGGGCACAAGCCATTCGGGGTTCTCGAAACCGGACGAAGGTCAGGCAAGATACCCTACGGCTTTGCTGGCATCATCCGGCAGTGGATGAAGGACAAGGGACTGCACGGCAGACCTATCCCCTACAAGACCGACCGGGCACACAAGTACACTCCACAAGAGCGTGGCGACATGAGCATGGCAGGAGCCATCGCCCACACCATCGCAAACAAGGGTTCTAAACTGCACCGGACTGGCGGCAGGGCTGACGTATACAGCAACGTTGTGCCCGACACGATGAAGCGGCTCGGGCAGCGACTTATTTTCTTAATCCACCAGTCGGTGGGAAGTATCAAACTAAACAATGAGACGGTATGAGACAGACAGAGGAAAACAATATTACAATCCAATACCCGGACGCTGTAGGCTTCGCATTCTTGCCTTGCATCATCAAGGCGAGCGGAAGCAACCTATCGTGGATTGAGGTAATAATCAGATATAACAACATAGAACGTTCCTACAATGTGGAAACGTTGAACGGCAGTTGCATAACGGACTTCAAGACATACGTGCAAGCTCTTTTTGACGGACGTATCAATGCAGCCTATGATTGGACAATAGGCTATGACTCCAGCGTTCTAAACATTCTCGTGGGTATCGAGGTCAACGCATACGATGCCGGAAACGTACAGCTTGCGAGCATCGATTTCACTACGAACATGGTTTGGGGAGCACCAAAGTATGGGGAGACGTGGAACGGCTACAAACGGCTTACATGGTTTACTCATTATCCGTTCACCTTTGGTATATACTTAAGCAAGTTAAACACCAACATACTAATCGGTTACGAGGGAGCACCCAATAAGCTACTGAAGATTCCGGTTAACGGTATGGTGGACTTCTACGCAGGCGAATTGCCTAGTGGCGCAAAATACTGGAACATATACGATTATGATGGAGAGATTCAGCAGGGAACGTTTGACAATACTTTCGACCTTACTTTCAGATTAACCACCGGAGGTAAGCAGTCACTATTGTTACGCATCGACAGAGACGATGCTGAGAGTGGTATCTATCTGCGTTGGATTGACCGGCACGGATTCATCCGCTATTGGCTCTTTGCGGCTGGGGAGGAAACGAGGGAGATAGCCAGCGACCTGAGTTTCATACGCAACAATTTAGCCGATTATCTATACGGCTACTATGGCGATAATGGAAGAAGGCAGGGATACGAGCGTACGGATTCAATCAAACTTTGTGCTCCGTTGGTTGACAGTGATACGTTCGATATGCTACAAGACCTAGCCAGCAGCCCAGTCGTTGACATGTACCTAGGGGGAGACTGGACGCAAGAGGAAGACATGTGGATGAGCGTAACAATCAAGGCAGGAAGCTACACGAAGAGCACAGCTTGCTTGCAGGATTTCGTGTGCGAAATGATTATTAACAACATTAACGTTCAGAGACTATGATAGACCAGCAACTTTACATTGACGGTGTTTTGATGGACTTGCCGGAGAACACCGATGTGGTGCTCGACATCAAGAGCAACCTTTTTCGTGACGTCACGAAAATGACCTCGAACTACACGTACACCATCCAGTTGCCACGGACGGTGCACAACCTTTCAGTTTTGCAGCAAGCGGATAGACCGAAGAGCGGCAGCAGATACCCCTATATTTTCCATAAGTGCAGTTATTTCCGTGGTGGTGTGGAAATTATCAAGGACGGACGCTTGAACGTTCTGAGCATCGAGGAAAATGTTGAGGTCTCAATCTATTGGGGTATAATGCCAGCGTTCACGAAGCTACTGGAGAGCGGAATGAAACTGAACGAACTGGGAGTGACAGACAGAGTGCTTTTTGAAAAGTACAACACTCCAAACACCAGGGAGGAAGCCGTGAGCAATGGGATATTCTTTGCTTATTACAATCCATACCGAATTGAGAGCAAAGATAACTTTGGCATTAATTTGGTGCAGAGGAATAAATATACCACGACACAATACTCGCCTAGCCGTGGACGCATCAGAACAGGTACAGAGGTCGGAAAGTATATAAGCGGAAATATAGAGAGCGCATCGAACATGATCTGTGCTCTTATCCCTTTCTTGCCATCATCAACGGCAAAGGTGCAAGCGCAAGGAAAGGGCGATTACAGAAGCTATGCAGTACTGGATAAGTACATGCGGGTTATATCCGTGAGCGGAGAAGATGAGACGCTGGAAGTATACACCATCAGAGGAGAGGCTAGAGCTGCATACCTCGTAGTGAATGCACCTGCCGAATATTACAGCACTCTGTCGCTATCAGTTACCGGGCTGACACCTATGCACGAAATGATAGATGGCGATAATAAGGAGGATTTCGTAGGCGATGATGTGGCGGTGGATGAATATAAAACGTCCCCAAAATTCTTGCAGCCATGTGTGACCGTAAACTGGCTATTGTCAAGGATAGCGAGGAAGTCGGGCGTATCTTTCGTTTGGCAGGATGATGAAGCAAAGAAGATGTTGAACAACCTCGTTGTGCCTATAATCAACAACAAGGCAGACGACAAGACAATCATCGGTAATCTGACCGCAGACGTTAAGAGCCGTGACGGACTGGGAGCACTTTCCTTTTCCGTCAACAACTCATTGACGTCAGTCACACCAAGCACTGGTAGCGATGTACAGAAACTGACGATAACGAAGGATTGCGAACTGACCTTTGATGTGCAAGTGCAATACTACGTCAGACATCAGTTTGATGACGCAGCGGAGATTCAGTTGCCTATGGGCGTGAAAATGACCGTAACAACACCAAGTACCACCGGAGGTGAGGCATCCACGCAGGAATACGAGTTCGGAGATTTGAAGTACGAGGATGGACAGGTTAAGTACCCGGTCGTACTACGCAGATATGCTATCGATGGCTATCTTTATTTGCTTTCGGCAGGGACAAACACTATATCGCTAAAGAAGGACGATGTACTGACGTTTGAGACTATCATGCACGGAATAAACACAGTCAACATGCCTTCCGTTTATGGCGGCAAAATCACTGCGAGCGTCAAGAGTGGGGACAGCGTTCCGATTGGTGGAAGTTTCCCTATCGGCATAAACCTGCCTGAAATCGAGGTAACAAGTTTCATTAAGTTTTTGGCTTTGATAACTGGCTCATTCCCTAGACAGCTGACCAATAGCACGCAAGTACAGTTTATCATGTTTTCCAGCGTCTGGCGCAACAAGGCGAACGCCTACGACTGGAGCGGAAAACTCATTCCGTATGACCGACAAGGAGCACCACGAAAAAGCGAGTATTCCGTTTCTGACTACATGCAGCACAACCGCTACAAGTGGAAGGAAGACGAAGAGACGCATGGAGACTATGATGCAGACCTTGCAATCAGCAATCCAACTTTGGACTATGAGCAGGACACATGGACGTTGCCATTCGCAGCCACGGACGGAAACCGCATACCGATAAGAACACTGGATTCATTCGGCATGAAGAGCGGTGGCGAGTATAAGGGTTGCAAGGAGCGGATAATGACGCTAAGAGACGACAAGGAGCAGGCGGCACTACGATTCGACATTGACCTTCAGAACATCTTCGATACGAAGTACAAGCAGCTTGTGGCAAGCATCGCCAATGCGCACGTAATCACGGAGCGGCTCAATCTTTCTGACTTGGATATTTTGGATTTTGACGAAACGAAGCCAGTGTACCTTGCCCAGTATGGAGCCTATTTTGCGGTTCTAGAAATCAAGACAACAAGCAGCGGATATTGCGAGGTTACAATGATAGAGTTGAACAACTAAAAAGAAAGAACTATGGTAAGTGAAGACAAACAGCAGATACTTGACATCAAGGTCAAGTACGAGGATGCAATCTACGGCATCATCAGATACAAGGAAAAGATAGACCAGCTAAAGCAATCCATCAAGGACTTGCAGCAGCAGGAAAAAGACAAGACCATCACGACAAACGAAATGAAGGTGCAGACGGAAGCCATCAACGCAACCATCAAGGAGTACCAGTACAACGTGCGCACCTTGCGGAAGGAGATCCAGAACAACGTGCGCACAGAGAACGAGCAGGAGGGCAGCTTGAAGCAGCTGCGTGCCCAGCTTTCCAATGCCACCAAGGCTTACGATGAGATGAGCCGTGCCGAGCGTGATAGTTCCAAGGGTCAGGAGATGCAGGAGCATATCCAAGACTTGATAGAGGAGCTGAAAGAGGCTGAGGAGGCTACTGGAAGATTCCAGCGCAGTGTCGGCAGCTATTACGATTCCATGATGAAGGCGGCTGACGACCTGCAGAACACCGAGTTTTTCGGTTTTGATGTTGTTGATGATACTGGAATCGGAAAGGTTATGGAAATGGGAAAGTCCGTGGAAGACCTAAAGGTAAAGTTTGGTGCGTTGAAAAATACGGCTCTTTCCTTATTGACCAACCCTTATTTCCTCGCTATGGCAGGTGTGGCAGGTGTCGGAATGGCATTCAAATGGTGGTACGACTACAACAAGGGATTGATGGAAGCCACACGACTGACGCAGCAGTTCACCGGATTGACCGGGGACGAAATGAAATCCGTGCGCAACGAGGTTCTAGCGGTATCCAATACATTCGGTTTGGAATTCACGGAGACAATGCAGTCTGCTAATACAATGAGCAAGGCTTTCGGCATTTCCGTTTCTGAGAGTTTGAAGATTATGCAGGACGGACTGGTGAGCGGTGCAAACGCCAACGGTGAGTTCCTCGACACGATTAAAGAATACCCTAGATACTTCAAGGAAGCCGGACTGAATGCAGAAGAAATGGTGGCAATATCAACGCAAGCGACCAAGGAAGGCATCTTCAGCGACAAGGGTGTTGATACCATCAAGGAAGGAAACCTGCGACTTCGTGAAATGACAACTGCTACGGCTGCCGCACTTGACGGAATAGGTATTTCTTCCAAGCAAGTTCAGAAGGACTTGCAGGACGGAAGCAAGACCACATTCCAGGTTATGCAAGAGGTGGCTAATAAGTTGAAGGAACTCCCACAGTCAAGTGCTGCTGTAGGTAGCGCAATTGCTGACATCTTCGGTGGTCCTGGAGAGGATGCCGGACTTGCTTATATCGAGATGCTCGGTGACATCGAACTTGATATGGACAAAGTAAAGGCAAAGTCCGGTGATCTTGCCAAGGCACAAGAAGACGAGTTGAACGCAACCAAGGACTTGCAGGACGCAATGGCTTCTTTGTTCGATTACACTGGGGGTGGATTCGAGACCATGAAGGCTCAGTTGAGCACGATTGCAAAGAAATCACTTACGGCAGTTATCAAGGGAACAGTGAAGGCGATCAACTACTTCATCGACTGGTACAACGAAAGCCTTCTTTTGCGTGGAGTTATTCAGACATTGGGGGCGGCTTTCCGTGGCGTTTGGTCGGTAGTCAAGGGCGTTGCAAACCTTATCATCGATGCAATGAAACAAGTCGGCAGAAGCCTAAAGGGTGCGCTCGATATATTGGAGGGTATCGTAACGTTCGACCTTTCCAAGGCACAGCAGGGATTCAAGGAGATATTCGACCTTTCAAAGTTCATCAAGGAAGGATGGAAGGATATCAAGCAGACTGGCGCAGACTTCGGACACGCATTCGCTGACGGATTCGAGAATACCGTGAACGGAAGATTACAGCACATAAAGCTAGCTAGCGTGAACGGTGGAGCGACCAGCAGCGAGCTAGTGAGCGGAAACAAGGGAACGACACCAGCAGCCAATGGCAGCACTGCCAAGACAAAGGCACAGAGAGCCAAGGCAGAAGCGGAAGCCAAGGCAGAAGCAGAGCGCAAAAAGAAGCAGGAAAAAGAATTGCAGGAAGCGATTGCGCTTATCCAGTACAAGTACAACGAGCAAGTAATGGACGCTAAGAAGCGATACCTTGCAGGCATGTACGACAACGAGCGAGACTACAGCAACGACCTCGAACAGCTGGAGAAGGATATGGTGGCAAGGAGCATTGACGCATACGTGGCGGCTGGAGAGATAGGAGCGGAAAAGGCGCAGGAAATGCAGGCAAAACTTCTCGACATCATGATAAAAGCAAAAGCGGACTTGAAGAACCAAGCGAAGGAGATTGTGGACGAACTCAACAAGGAGTTCGAGGAAGCGGAAAAGGCACGCAAGGATGCGGACATCATGAACGGTGGCACTGGAGAGGAAGACGATGCAGCCAAGCTGGAGAGATACAAGGCTTTCCTTCAGAGCAAGATGGACGCATACAAGGACTATGCAGCCGTGCAGAATCAGCTGCAGAAGGATTTGAGCGATGCTAACGTGGAAATACAAAAGAATGAGAATGATAAAAAGAAGCAGTTGACAGAAGAACAACTTCAAAACATGAAAAACTATATTTTGGCAGTTGGAGATGCTTTTGTCGATTTCTTTAATAGTGAAGATAAATCTTTTCATTCTTTTCTGAAATCTTTACTTAGCTCTTTGCTGGATGCCGTAGAGATAGCCATGGAGGCACAATACATTGAAATCCTAGGAAGAGGCTTAGTTAAACTCGGATGGGCAGGCGTGGCAGACGCAGCAGCGAAACTTGCATTGCTTAAGGCAGCGTTTGCAGCGGCAAAAGCACTCGTCAAGGGCTTTTCCACTGGTGGCTACGTCCAAGGCTCGGGCACTGGAACCAGCGACAGCATCCCGGCAAGGCTTTCCAATGGCGAGAGCGTAATGACCGCCAAGGCGACATCGATGTTCAGCCCTATATTATCCGCATTCAACCAGCTAGGCGGTGGCGTTCCTATCGTGGCAAACAACGGTGGCAGCAACATCGGCATGGATATGCTGGCGGCAGCTGTAGCTAGAGGGTATCAGATGGCTCCACAGCCAGTAGTGAGCGTGGAAGAGATAAACCGAACCCAGCGGAGAGTGCAGACGATAGAGAATATCGGCAGGTTCTAAGGGTTGCAGTTATTTCATCAAGATTTGCGTTCTGAGCGGTTTTCGCTTGAAGGTGGTAAAGTTACACACCCAAGGCAATAAAAGCCGCTTAGAGCGCAAAATTTTGGCTTGTTTAGAAAAATTAACTGCTTACGAGGTAAACATATAGAAAAATATCGTATCTTTGCAGCGTTTTAAAACTTAAAAAATCACGATTCAATGGCAAAACTCAGAATATACAACGACATCGACTGCCAAGACAACAAGTTCTGGTATCAATGGTGGGGAGGTGATTGCGTATGCTTTCAAGACATAGATGCTTTTGCGGCAAGCATACCGAAAGACGATGATACCATCGATATGCGCATCTTCTGTAATGGCGGCTCTGTGGTCGAAGGTTGGGCGATATACGACCGACTGCGACAGAGCGGAAAGAAGATTTCCTGCACCGTTGAGGGCAAGGCAGCATCCATGGCAACAATCATCATGCTCGCAGCACCAAAGGAGAGCCGCAAGGCATACGAGAACGCAGCCTTCCTCCTGCACAACCCATGGGTTCCTGGCTGGTGTCTGGGCGACCAGCTGAACGCAAAGGACTTGAAGAACCAGAGCGAGGAAATGCAGATGTGGCAGGATAAGATGGTGGACGCATACGTAGAACGGTGCGAGTGCGACCGGGAAGAGATTCAAGCCTTGATGGATAAGGACATCTTTATCAGTACCAGCGAGGCTCTGCGCCTGGGTCTTATCAGCAGCACCGTTGCACCAATCAGCGCAAGCGCATCGAAGCGCAACATAGAGCAATTCATTAATTCAAAACAACAAAATCCAAAAGCAATGGAGAAGAAAACTGAAGTAAAGGCTTCTCTCCTCGACAAGATTCTCGCCAAGTTGGGCGTGAAGACACTGGAGGAAGCAGAGCAGGCGGTGGCAGAGCCACAAGCCAAGGCAGAGCCAAAGGCGATGGAACTCAACACAGCAGACGGACAGACACTGACCGTTGAGCGTGAAGAGGGAGATCCACAAGTTGGCGACAAGGCAAGTCCGGACGGAACATTCGAGATGCCGGACGGTAAGACAATTGTTGTCGAGGACGGTGTAATTACCGACATTCAGACCGCAGGCAATGAAGGCAATGAAGGCAATGAAGGCGGTGAAGGCGGCAGCGCATCAAGCACCGACGACACCTTAGCCAAGTTGAAGCAGCAGGTAGCAGCACTCAAACAGCAGTTGAACGACACCAAGGCACAGCTGGCAGGCGCACAGAAACTCGCAAAGAGCAAGGAAGACATGCGCATCCTGAATGCCGTGAAGATGGCAGGCGGTGCTGAGAAGGTGTTGGCAGGCTACAGCAGCCACTACCAGCCAGCGCAGCGACAGCCAAGCGGCAAGGGCGCAGGCGACAACGTGAACGCTGTCGAGGAAGGCAAGAACGCCATCAAGGAGAGACTTGCCAAGCTCCACAAAAAGGGCAAGAAATAATCAAGTATTAACCCATTAAATAAAAAGAAAATAATGGCAGGATTTACAAAACAGCAGCTTGAGAACCTTAAACTCGAGCCAGAAAACCTCGCAAGCATCAAGGATGCCGTGCAGGAAACCTTCTACAACGATGAAGATTTCTCTTCATTCGTGAACATTCAGAAGGTCAAAGAGAAAGACCCTATCGCTCTTCTCGGAGAGATGGAAATGGTCGGTAAGAAGGGGGGCGGTTGCGACCCTACCTATGAGGAGAAGGGTATCGCAAATTCTCAGAAGCGTTGGGAACTCGGACAGTGGGAGATTCCTATTAAGATTTGCTACGAGGCATTGAAGGGAACCATCGCTGAGTATTCATTGAAGACTGGTACAGCCATTGGCGACCTCACCAGCACCGACTTTATGACAATCTATGCAGATGCACTCCAGCGAGCCATGGAGCAGATGATTTGGCGTTTCGGCTGGCTTGGCGACAAGGAAGCAGCACTGGCAAGTGAAGAAGGTGGCGGTGGCGGCAAGCTGACAGCAGGCTTAGATGTCAGTAATTTCAACGTCTGCGATGGTCTGTTCAAGCGCATCTTTACAGCCACAGCGACCAAACATACCGCCATCGCAGCCAACAGCGAGACCACGGCAGCATTGCAGATTTCTGCATTGCGCAAGAGTGGTGCGGCTACTACACTTGTAGACACCATTTTGATGGATGCAGACACACGTATCGTTGACGACAGCGATGCCGTATTGCTCATGACACGTTCGCTTGCCGACGCACTGACAAACGACCTCAAGAAGACCTACCACGACATTATGCCATGGGAGAAGTTGTTCGATGGCTTCGAAGTAGCGACCTACAACGGAGTGAAGATTGCACGTGTCGGCATTTGGGACAGAATGATTAAAGCATACGAGAAGGGCACAACGACAGTCAACCTTCCACACCGTGCGGTATTCTGCAATCCTAAGCACCTCATGGTTGGTACTGACGCTGATTCACTCATTAGCGACCTCGACATCTGGTTCGACCAGAAGGAGCGCAGGAACTATCTCTATGCTACTGGTAAGATTGGCACGGCTCTCCTCGAAGAGGGCATGATCCATGCAGCTTACTAATCGCTCCAAATTTTCAGTTTAGTATTAAGTTATTTTGACAATCCTCAACACCCACAAAACGGTGTTGGGGATATAACAATTAAAAACGAATTAATATGGCAACAACTTGCGAGAGCCTTATCGCCCAGGACATCATCATCCCTTGCGAAGACCAAGTAACGAAGGGACTGGAGGGCGATGGACTTATCATCAACCGAGACGACATCGACTTCACCAAGTCCGTTGTAGCGGGCAATATAATTAAAACATTAGTTTTGAAGACTGGCAAGAAAGCATACGCTATCCGGCAGGAAGGCAGCAAGCCATTCACTGGAACCAAGACCGAGCTGACCGTTGGCACGTATCGCAACAGCTGGAAGAACACCGTGGCAATCGTGGTGCTTGCGAACACACCCGAGGTTTGCGCAAATATCATTGACGGCTTGGCGAACGGAAAGTATGTTATCATCCTGCGCAACCTTTCAAAGGGAGCGGACGGAAGTGCAGAGTACCAGGTATTCGGATATGCGCAGGCACTGAAGGCAAGCGCAGGCGAGAACGACAAGTACTCAGACGACACCGAGGGTGGCTGGCTTATCACGCTGGAAGAGGAGAGCGTACCGAAGGCAGCTTATTTCTTCTTCGACACAGACAGCGAGACCACAGCAGCCAAGTATAAGAGCCTCCTGACGGAAGCAGCAGCGTAGCCTATGACATACAAGGAAGCAACAGCCAAGGTCGGGGAGTTGAAGGCACGTTTCGACAGTCCCTTTGATGCAACCGACAAGGCAGTTATTGAAACTCTATATTTCGAGGTAACACGGAAGCGGTTTGTTCCGACAACCTGCCAGCAGTGTTACCACGATGCTTTAATCGAAATTTATTTAAAACTCAAAAAAGAAAAGGCAATGCCAAAAACATGTAATTACGCTTTAAAGGCAGGTTTTATCATTTCCTGCCCGGATTTCTACCATGGTAAGATTTTCACTAACGAGAACCTGACCGACAAGGTAGCGCATGAATATCTGACGAAGTACCCACACATGGAAAGTTACTTTCAGAAGATACCCAGCGATGAACTCATCGAGAACAAGCAGCATCCAGAAGGCATCGACAGCGGTGCAGATGATACCACCGGGAAAGATCCTGCCGAAAAAGCAGCAGGCAGCGACAAGAAGAAAGACCTCGACCAAGCCGAAAAAGCAGGCAAGGAAGAAGAGTAAAACAACAAGTAAAACGACACAAGCAATATGAACGTTAAGACAGTTAAGAAGCCAAAGCGAAGAGTTGATATTGGCTACGTCAGCCGATTCAAGATGCAGGCATACGGATATGATAATCTTTATCCGCAGAACCTCGCACGCATCACGGAAGCCAGCGGTACGGCAATGCTGTGCCTTAACCGATATTCCCGATTTATTGAGGGCTACGGCTTCGATAGCGACATTCTAGCATCGTTGGCGATGAACCCGCAGGGGGACACGGCAGACGATTTGCTCCGGAACGTAGCGCAAGACCTCGCACGCTTTGGAGGCTTTGCCCTTCATGTAAACTACAACGTTCTAGGGCAGGTGTCGAGCGTGAGCCACGTACCCTTTGAAAATTGCCGCCTTGAAGAGACGGACGACAAGGGGAGCGTGGCGCACGTCTTGCTGCATCCCGACTGGGAGCAGAAAAAAACGAGGAACGGAAAGCGGTTGATGGTGAACGACAAGACTATTGAACGCATCAACATTTTCAATCCCGACCCCGACATCGTTCTTGAACAGATTGAGAACGCAGGAGGCATCGACAGCTACAAGGGGCAGATTCTATGGCAGAGCCTAGACGGACAGTTTATTTATCCTACAGCCAGCTACGATTCAGCCATCACGGAGATTTCAACCGATGAGGGACTTGGGAACGTCAAGATGCGAAACGTCCGCAACAACTTCTTAGTATCGTGTATGCTTGTAACAAAAAAAGGCGTTCCAAAGTTCAACGAGGAAGGCGAAGAGGTGGAGAGCGGACAGATGATTTCCGATGAAGACCTTTTGCAGTTCCAAGGGGACGAGAACACAGCGAAGATTCTTGCTGTAGAGGTTGAGAACGAGGAAGACGAACCAAAGGTTGTGGCTTTCCCTACAAAGAACTTCGACAAGGAGTTTTCCGTGACCGACAGCAGCGTTATCGAACGCATCTATGCCCAGTTTCACCAAGAACTCTTCTACTCCATCCGTATTGGCAAGCTGGGATTCAGCGGACAAGTTATGCAGGACGCTTACGAATACTATGCTGGCGAAGTGACAACCGAGCAGCGTTTCATCGAGCGAGCCTTCAAGAAGATTTTCAAGAATTGGCACGACCCAGCCATTCAGAACCTAGACCCCAAGCTACAGCCGCTAAAGTATATCAGCAGCGAGGTGGCAGGGAACAACACGATAGACTAATTGATTGAGCCTATGGGAGAACAAAGAAAACAACTTATCACGGTTGATCAGTTCCGAGAACTGGCACGACCGACCAGCACACACCTAGATGAGGATGAAGTGAACGCATACATTCGGGAATGCGAAGATGCGAACATCATACCAGCCATCGGGTGGGAGCGGTTCAAGGCAGCGACCGAGCAGGGAGAGTGGGGCGATTCAGTATTGCCCGATTTCCAGCCTGCGGTATTCCTGGACGGTGGCGAATACACCACCAAGAAGAAGGGCGATTGCAGCCAAGACGAAACCAAGGTGCAGAAGTACACCAGCGGAATACGCAAAGCACTCGCTTATTTCACGTATGCGAGGCTTTTTCGTGCCGATGGCACAATTATAAGCCGAGCAGGTGGAATGCGCCACAGAGACGATTATTCAGACCATGTTCAAGATTTGTCGAACAACAAGCAATACAACGACATCATGAACATGGCAGAAAGATATTTATCAGATGCACTCGAATATCTCAAGGCATTCACCTCGAAAGGAGAAGTGAAGGCACAGCGAGGAACAAGGGCACACATTCACGCAATAGGCAACTAAAAGCACATAAGACATGAACGAGGATATTCAAAAAATGCTCCGTATGGCAGAGCTGATACGAGATGCAACGCAGGTTGGAGAAAACACAGCGGTGCGTGTCGGCACGGAAATTTACGACATCGTTGTCGAGTTAAGCAGGATGCTTGCCATGATGGACGATAAACTGGAGAACGATGCGGTCGTTAGGATTATCAAGAGTGAACTCGCCAAGATAACAATAACGGAAGCGCAAATTGCGGATGGGGCGATAACGGCAGCGAAGCTTGCCGATGGCTCTGTAAAGAACAGACACCTAGCATCCAATTGTGTGACCTCAGATAAACTACAACCGGGAGCGGTCAAACACGACCATCTGACCGAGGACTGTATATCAACTGGAAACATCAGAGACGGCAGCGTGACAGCAAAAAAACTCGGCACGGACATCTACAAGGATATTTCAAACAGAGTGACCGACATCGTGACGAAGGACTTCCCTCCAGCAATCACGGAGGAACAGATAACAGATATTACTAGTAAATAACAATTTAAAACAATAGATTATGCAATTTTTAGACGCAATTGGACTTGCTTCCTTTTGGAAGAAGATTAAGAACTGGGTTAATATTAATTATTTATCATTAACTGGTGGTACAATTCGTGGAAGTGTGTCTTTTCTTAATGAGGCAGATGGTGGTAAGTCTATAAGAATAGACCCAACCAATATTACTAATAGTAAGTATGGGGCTAATTATCTTTTTGCAAGTGGAAAAATGATTCCTATTGGTGAAGCTAATGGTGTTGCAGGACTTGATTCAAATGGATGTGTTCCATTAGACCAATTAGGTAATCTTGATACTACAGTTGCAGAAGTGGTAACTGCTCTTCCTACAACTAATATTAAGAAGCATATTTATCTTATTAAAGATGCTAGTGGTGTTACACAGAATCAATATGAGGAATATATTTATACTGGTGATACCAGTGCAACTTATGATGCTTCAAAATGGGAGAAACTCGGAGACTTCCGTGCTACAGTAGACCTTGCAAATTATGCTAAGAAGAGTGAAATACCTACAAAAGTAAGTCAACTTAGTAACGATAAAGGTTATCTTACTTCTCATCAAAGTTTAGCAGATTATGCTAAGAAGAGTGAGACAGTTGACATTAGTACCATTAAAGTAGAGGAAAAGGTTCTCGATGTTACACCACAAGGACAGAAACTACAGCAGGTTATATACTTCCTTAATTTTAATGGTACGATTAAAGAAGTAGTAATTAAAGATGCCACATCAAATATGTCAGGCTTCATGTCTATTAGAGACAAGAATAGACTTGATGGAATAGCTTCTGGTGCTACTGCGGACAGCGCAATCCCAATATCGGTAATTGATGCATTAAATTAGAAAGGAGGTTTGTATGAATTTCTTAGATGAAAGTGGACTAAAGAAGCTTTGGGCGAAAATAAAAGCAAGTCTTGGCACAGCTGTTGTTAATACTTATGATTATAGAACTGAAGTAGACAACACAGGATATATAAGTATTCCATTTGTTGCAAATCATCAGATTGTTAATATGGATTATTCACAGAATATCAACGTATATGATTGGTTTCAAAAGGCATCGAGAGGAGGTATCTTGGAGATATTCTTCGCAGGAGCACAAGGAGGTAACATTTATTGCCATACCAATAATAATCACTACATGTATAAAATGCAAGTATCATCACATGGTCCACTTCTTAATAAGATTGACCATTTGGCTATGTCATGGAATATCTATGTACGCTTAATCAAGACAGATGATACTACACTTGTTGTTGCAGAGTT